TTATCACAGAAATTCATAAAAGCGAATTCCCAACTACTACGATAAGTTGGGTTACGTTTGCCCATATATTTCTCTGGGTTCTTTACTGTGTATTTGCCGTTAGCGTATTTGGCCATTATGCTAGAATACTACGTTGTACGTATTTGTTAACCGGAGGACTATTACTGATACCTAACAAGCTGGTATTCACACGATTTTGATTGAGCAGTACTGTTAGGAAAGGAGTTATTTCATCCTCTTCTACAGTGTATGAAATATAAAAGTAATTATATTCGTATTGTCCGTTGCCTATGCTGACAGTTTCACGTTTATAGTTGGCGGCGGCCTGTATTTGTATTGCCTGATCTAGGTATGATTTAATTATAAATTGATCTGTATCTGAAATACCTATAGGAATATCAAATTCAATCGCCCCTAGACTAGCAGGATCAATCACAGATTCTACAGTCGGCGTAGAAACACTTTCGCCAATGGGTGCATCATTGGCAGCTAAGAAAGGCATCCCATCGGCAACGTATACTGGAGTTTCTGGAATCACAACATCTTCTAGTATTGACATACCACTTAGAATAGCATCTCGCTGTATGTCAATCACATTGGCATTAAAGGTTGGATTAGTGAACGTTGTTTGTACTGCCAAAGGTTGATCTGTAGGTAATTCCGCATAATAAGATCTATAAAAAGTTTTAGTTGTTGATAGGTAAAACAACTGACCGACTTCATATTCATTTTTATCTGCTACTATCTGATCAAATGTGGTATATGTATCTACTACCGACGAAGATGGGATAGGAGTTTTCACTTCTACCCTGCGGCCTGCTTTTAGTCTTCTAAATTCATCGACTAAGCTCATAGGATCTAATCCCTGGCTGAGCGCAGTATATATTACTGTTGCGGCTAACGTCCTTCCAGATTCTTGTTCCCCAGTGACAGTTTGGAAATACCCTACCACAGCATCATTAATACCAGGACTAGTAGTTAATAAATCTTCAAAATAATTATTAAAATACTCTGTTGTAGAATTTATATTGGTATTTGGTGGTAAATTTCCGTTTACTGACATGTTTATTCCTTAGATGATACTACGTCCTTCCTTGATTAACTTGTCCTGCTGTTGGTACAAAAACTGTGCTCAATGGATTACGCCCAGACAGTACGTTTCTACCTAATTGGCTAAGTTCAGCACCACCGACACGCCTGATATCTGTATTTTTAAAATTATTAGCGGTACGGAAGCCGCCCAAGGCAGCTCCAAGGAAATTGCCATTCTGTAGATTTGTGATCACATCACCAGCACCTTCAACTAATCCGCCAGGGCCAAGAATGCTGGTAGTACCACCACCTAGTGATGTTAATGGGCTCGGACTATTATCATAGTGCAGTGTGCTGAATCCAAGCACTGTTCCTTCGCTCACTGGACCTGTTGCATACTGTACAGCTTCATAGGCCAAGGTCATCGTATGTTCCATTGGTACGTATTCGCCTGCGGTGTGTTGTCCATGTTGGAAACTGGTTATAGTTGGACGTATTAATGTGTAACTGCTAAATGATTTTTGGTGTAGGCTATAGATCCTGATAGCATTGATGTAATTCTGTGTGCCGTTGTTGCTGAGCGGAGTAAATCCCCAACTTTGTTCTTGGCGTTTTTTATATTTGTGATCTTGATTGTAAAGTGGTTCCTGGTGATCGGCATCTCTATAATAGTAGGAATAATATCCATACCAAAAATTACGCACTATATCAGCACTATCGTCATGAAATGTTATGGTCAATGGATCATAGTTAATCTTTTCTTGTGCTATGTTCTTGCGATTATAGGCATTATAGGTCTTAGTAGATACTGAAAATCTCGGTAATGCCACGCTCTTGGCCATAAGACCTATTTCAATCTGGCTGTTTTGATCAACCTGTGCTACTACCGGATTTAGATCCATGAATACATGGTACATAGTACCTGTTTTAGGACTTAATCTATATAAGCTGTCAATGAAAGTGCGTGAGGCATGTTGCCAATCACGTATCTCATCGCCTGTGGCTAATTGTTGTAAGAACTGATTAAAGAATCCGGCCATATATCTTATCCATTTATATTATTTATCGAGATAAAAAAGCCCGGATTTAGACCGGGCTTTTGGAATTTTCGTCTGGATTAACCAGTAATAACTGTGCCTAAGGTTCTGCCTACTGCTGTACCAAGACCTGTACCAATTGGAGTTTGGATAGCATTATCATAACGGATAGTTAGAGCAATAGTCATTGGTTCGTTAGTAGCATAGTTGGCGTCTGCGTAGTCAGTATTGGCTAAGTAGCAACCATACATTTCCCATGTTTCTAATACTGTAGGTTCACTAGCGCCATTACCACCGTCCAGTACTTCAAATCTAGTTAGGAATTTATAGTCGATACCTGAACTTGCTGAAGCTTGTTCCATGAAGTCAAATTGTTTCTGTAGCTGTTCGCCAACACGTTTAGCAACTTCACCGCCTGCGTCATCGCGTAGGGTAGTAGTAACAGGTTCCCAAGTCGGTTTACCGGCTAGGTAGACTTTACTGTTATAGATTGGGATAACCATTTCCTCAAAAGACAGTGTCGGTCTCTTAAAATCTATAACTTGTTTAGTCAACTCAGTTGTTGGTTGGCTTACACCAAAGTTCTCAAATGACACGCGAAAACGGAACTTGAGTTTTGGCATCAACAGACCTTGTGCTGTTGCGCTTTGGTTAGTACTTAGGGGTACCGTAAACTTGCTTAATGATGCTGTTGCCATCTTATTTTCCTTTTAATACTTTATAGTATTTAGCTATTTTCCAGTTGAGTTAAGGGAGTGTCGCCACTCCCATTAACTGCGTATATTATGTTATTGTTAAGCTAGCACCAGTGTTAACGATTCGCACTGGAATATATACAAACTCGATAGCTTTAACTGGTTTAATTGCTATGTCAACATATAATTCATTTCGATCAATACGATCTGGTGTGTTATTTGTTGTATCACAAACTACTAGATAGTCATATAACCCACGTTTAGCTACAAGATCATTTAATACGCTTTCAAAAGCTTGTTTAACTTGATTTCTTGTAATAGTATCATTTGGTTCAAATATAAACGGACGAGCCACTGAATCTAATACTAAACGCAAGTAAGCTATCAATCTAGCTACGTTAATACGATCCATAGCTGATGCCTGTGCTGAACGTGTTTTTTGACCATACGCTACTAGACCAACACCAGGTAATACTGTTAATGGGTTGACTCTGTCTGCATATAGCACATCACGCAAGCCTACTGTAACACCAATCGATTTAAATAAATTACCGTCATTAACGTCAATGTAACCAATGCTGGTTGCGTTATCGATTAAACCACGACGTACACCTGCCGGAGCAAACCATGGATAAGAAACGTTATCGCTACGGATTATTGTACGTAACATCATATGGCTTGGTGGAACTACCACGCTTTCTCCTGCTAGGTCAGTAGCAAGACCAGATGGATAGTAAACACCTAGATATTCACTGTTACTTACTAGACCATTATCACCATTATCTAATGCAAGTGCTGTGTTCTGTATCCAAGCTTGAACACCAGTTGTATTAAGTGTTAGTGGGCTGTCGCCAATAATGAATGCTGTTTGTTTGCGATCATTATTTAAAGTAATCATGTTTTGGATTAGCTCTGGATAACCTGGACAAGCAATAAGGTTGAACTGTGTTTGTTCTTCACGTAATGCTGTGCTAGATTCTATACTTGATTTAAGAGCTTCAACTACTACATTACGTTGTGCTTTGCGACCAAAGAATGGAACACCAGTAGTTGGATCATTACCACTAGCACTTACCCAGGCAGCAACCACTGAAGCTGGAGTTGGATCAGCTGCTAGTGCTGTGCTATTAAATGATTTAACGTTATAACCACTGCGACGTGTGTTAAACAACAATGTACCACGTGCATAAAGTTGATAGCTTGGGCAATCGTAGTCAATATAGTCACTGGTTAACAAATCTGCTATAGCTGGAACATCATCCACTATAGGATCTGTAGTTCCGTTTGTTGCCCAACGTGCATCAGCAAATAGCACACCATCTGATGTGATTTGATCTGTATTGTCAAGCAATTCAAAAGCAGTACCATTGTAACGATATATTCTTGGATAGTTTTCTAGATCACCTGTGTTTCAAGTGCTGTGTTGTAATACCATAATGTTTCATCAGCTGGATAGATGTATGGAGCAGTTGTGGAATATGTATATGTTAGTGCCTTGAATGGGCTAGCTAGATATACTGCACCTGCTGAAATTACTTGAATCTGATTGTCACTGATAATACCAGCTGTAGTCAATGGAGTACCAGTGCCATATGTAAATCTAATAGTACCACCAGCTAGATGACTGATGCTGATCGCACCACTTGATTCGATAGCTGCGACTACGTTTGGTAAGTTAGCCGCTAATATCTTAGCCACTAAACTGGTAGCTGTAGTACCGATTGATGTGATAGTAGCACTTTGTGTTACTGCTGATCCTGGTACGCTTACTTCCATTGTAAAGCTGTCAGTATTAGTATATACTGCACTACCACCTGCTACTGTACCTGTAAGTTTTAGAACACCAGCGACATTTTTACGATATAGTTTAAATGTACCAGTTGTAGTACCTAATGTATCGTACTGTACATATAATGTGCCTGCTGGTAAATCTGATCCGCCTGCTACTGGACTTAGTCCATAAATGGCTGCAGTATCGCTAGCATATAGTGGAGCAGTTTGAAGTGTCCATGAGTCTAAATTAGCATCGTATTCTTTGATACCATAATTTGCACCGTTACCAGTAGCTGATGTTTTAAACCATACAGAACCTGCTGGACGTGGATTTGTGTCTGTGTCTTTCCATGCTGGAACATTTCTATAGCTGTCAAATGCTACTGTTGGTCCTAATAGTGTTCTGCTGTTACCGCTGATGCCTTCACCATTGAATATACCTAGCTTCATTGAGCAATCAGTACCACCGATACCACTTGTACCACCTTTTTCAATCTTTAATGACCCATCTGCTAGTTGTACGTTACCCGAACTTGCTGCAAGACTGTCAGCGAAGATTTCGATCTGTCCTGAACTGTTTGCTCTAGCACTAACACCAGTAATACCTGCACCATTGATATCGCTAGCTGCAGATGTAACTGTTGTACCAGTTAATGTAACGTTAATACCGTTTAGGCGCATTTTTTGGCCGATAGCCAAGTTAGCTGGGTTTGCGATCACACCAGTGATTACAGGTACTCGATCTTTCCAATCGTCACTACCTACTAGTGCCCAGGTATTGTCATAACCTTTAAAGTAAACTGGATTTGATGTGCTGGTTGTAACCACAGCATATTCACCAATAGCACCTACTGAACTTAGTGGAACTGTACCACTTACTTGTGTAGTATCTGTGATTACTCTCGGAGTTTGAAGAGTAAATGCATTTTCATATAATTCGTAGATACCCCAGTTTGTAGCATCAGCACTAACATCTAACCAATAAGTACCGTCTGTTGGTGTACCTGTTGGACGAACACTCGTTCCTGTTAGTTGATCTAGATCAACGTCTGCACGTTGTACGTAGATTTGATTGCTAACACCGAGTGCGCTGTAGGCTGCTAATAGACCATATTCGTTACGTTCATCACCATTCAATGGATTGTCAGCTGAATCAGTGCGGAATTCAATATTACCAAAATTAGCTACTAGTTCTCTTTGACTAGTAATATTGAATAATTTATTAGCATTAGCTTTAGTTGTATAAGGTGCAGATGCACCGCTTGGGTTTGTTTTGTCTTGAGCAGTAGCAAGTAAAACGTAAGCAACTGAACCAGCTGCGGTCGGTGTATATTGACTTTCGTCTGTTACCGTTACTTGTACTCCAGGTGAAATAAGTGCCATAGTATTTGTTCCTCTAAATAGGTTACTTTAAACTATTTATAATCTTTTGATTAAATCTATGGTATTAGGTGCCCTTTGAAAGGTTCGCTTGCTAGACTAAGCTAAATAGGTGTATGGAATACCGAAAAATATGCCAAATCTGTGGTAAAAAGCCCGTTGCTGTCAACTATAAGATGCATGGCAAGACTTACTATAGAACTCGCTGCGATTCATGCATTAGAAAGAAGCGTAAGCTACCTGTTCCAGTCCCAAGTTGGCACAAATCTGGATATAAAAAGAAACCACACTGTGAAAAGTGTGGCTTTAAGGCTAAATTAAAACAACAGCTATTTGTTTATTATGTTGATGGTAATCTCAACAACAACAATCATCTAAATTTAAAAACTATCTGTGCTAACTGTCAATATGAAATTGCCCAAGAGGGTTTAGGATGGCGTCAAGGCGATCTTGTACCTGACTATTAGTTATTTCGCGTTCAACTTGATGATATAATTCATCCAATGTGCCATCATTGTTTAAGACTATATCAAACTTAGTTCCCACCCATGCTGTTTCACTAGCATGTATTCCTAGTTTTTCAATATTATGTTTGCTTAGTGCCCAGTTCATATTACGGCTAGGACCTTTGTTCATGCTCTTAGCATCGTTGAACCAATCGGGTTCTGGACCGCGTTTGATACGGACTACACGACCGCCTGCGTTGCGTATAGCTTTGATTTCATTAGGAAAGCGACAATCTGTAATAACAATGTCATCTGTAGACTTACGTAGGCGATTTTCCAAGCTAGCTACCCACATGTCATCATGAAAACTCTTACGAACAACTTCTGTACCCCAATACTGTAAAACCCAACGCGGTGTTATATCTTTTTTAAGACGGTTACTCCACCATTCATCCTTGGTTTCTCTCCATTCTCTAGACTGTTTACTACGACCTTCTAGTAATTCGCGATCCCAACCAAAAACTTGACTAACAGCATCTTTTAAACTGTTAGCAAAGCTTTCGCGTCTGAATCCATGGAAGTTAACCAGATAATCTGCGACAGTGTCTTTACCGGATCCGATAAAGCCCACGATACCGATGATTTGACTCATTGAAATCCCCTTAGTTGATATACTATTTTACGACGGTTTTAGACAGTTGTCTAGAAGTTTTTAACCAGTTATCCACCACATTGGTTGGCCACCATCTACATAGTTCTTGATTTCTTCGTCAAGTTTAAGTAGCAGTTCGTTACCTTCTTGTTTAAGAGCCGCACCATTTAGGCTAGTACCACCTTGTGGTCCTGCGATTGTAGCAAATTTTTCACGTGCATTACCTATGCTGATCAGTGTAAGTGCATAAGCATAGTCTTGGATCCAGGGAAATGCTTGCGGATCGTTTAATAGGACGATATCTGGTTTGTAGTTGTAGGTCCATAACAATACACTTTCTTTTACTATATCGCTGCCTTGTATACCACCCCAGGGAATTTTACGAACTAGTGTTAGTTTTTTAGTGACTTTATTCCATGTAAAATTCATGAATCCACCAAACATCTTCATGGCTAGTTCTTGATATTGTACAAATAATTCATAGTTAGTCAACCCACCAACTCGACCTGCTACTAGCATGTAAGTGTTCAAGTAACCACTAGCAAATGGTTCAAACTGGCTGGCTGTGGTACCTGTAACGCTACCAATACCACGACGGAATATCTGTTTAACATCAATAATATAATTAGGCAGTATATATTCTTGTGTTTCAGGATAGACGTCTAAAAATACATAACTTTCTTCAACACTGTTTGAACTCTTTTGGCGATAACGGATAAGGGCTTGCTTGATGCCCATGTCAAAATGTTCTTTATCTGCTTCAACATCGATCATACCGTAGCCTAGACGTAGGCGGATATAATCAATAATATCGTTTTGTTGTTTTGCCACTGTGGCCAATTGATCTGTTATATTTGAATCAAAGGCAATGTGTCCAGCACCTGTACCAGTGACATTACTGTATAGACTTTTAGTCTGTACGCTTAATGTATTAGTTAGATTACTTGATGTTGACGTTACGTTTGCTGGTAGTTCAGACATGTAAATTATCCTGTTATCATGTATTTATTACCGACAACAGGATAAGTTTGGCTTTACGCTACCTTGAGGGGGATTAGTTTGCTTTTAGTAAGATAGTATCAGCGTTGATACGTCCGTTGAGTTTGATTTCTGTAGTCTTGATATTTTCAAGATACTTACGCAATTCAACTTTGCTTGAAGCTAAGAATTGTTTGATCTGTTCTTCTGGTTTGCGCAGTGTTTTTTGTGTGCTCTTGTTAGCGTCATAACCTGTGATAGTAGTGCCTTTAACGCCTAGTACACCCCCCATAGCTTCTGCTACATACTTACCCAACTTGCGATTTTTGACATTGTAAACCCATAACACTTCTGCTCCAACAATGTCCACTGGATTGATCGAAACGATCTTAAGTGCGGTATCTTGTTTGAGATATTTTAGGCTCTTAACTAGTTTTTCTTTTTGTGGAGGTTTACGGACTGCGGCTTTTTTAGTTGCTTTCTTAGTCTGATTGTAAGCGGCTAAGTCTTGGAATAGTTTTTCATAGAATGCTTCACAGCGTTTATAGTCTGCGGCTTTGTAATGACTGTAGGCTTCTTTAAGTTGTTCGCATTCACCCTTACGTGCTTCTTTAAGTTCAGCATAGCGTGGCTCGAACACTGCCTGTATCTTACCTATCAATGCCTGTCTCAACTTCTTCATCATCGTCTGCACGCATTTCTAGTACACGATGCACAGCATCAAGGATATATTCTACATGGCGATCACGTAAAGGCATACCACGTTCGTTGGCTTTGACTAGTGCGCAGACTGTGAATGGTGTTAGGCTGTCTGAAGTGCGAGAGTAACGATCGATAGTGGCTTTGTCTAGTTTATGTACACCGCTATCGCCTTCATGTTGGCGCAACCAAGCTACTACATATTTCTTTAGATCTTTAGGACCATAGTAGTAATTGTAGTAGGCAAAACTCTTGCGTAGGTGATGGTCAAATTCTTCGTCTGAAAAAGTAAGTGCGCGATCATAGTCCCATATGGGTTCTTTACCTGTATATTTTTCATCACTGAAGTTAATATTGCTAACTTTAGCTTTCTTTTTCATTCCATCAATTTTGATTGCCATGTCTTATCCTTATGATTTATATACATTATATATGATATTTGGTGTAAAGTCAACCAGCTAATAGCGTACCAAAAGTAATCATCTGCTCATAATTGGCTATTTCACTGTTAATTTTGATTAGAAGCTCTTGGTGTTTGCGTGTTTGTTTGCCCTGTCTACGGCAGATTATTTCTTCTTCACTGAGTTGTTTAACCATAAGTCCAATGTTTGTACTTATCTGTAGCATTTGGTCGCTATACTTGTTCAATCTCCGTACAGGTGCTTCTAATGCTATCTGCACTCGCGCCCAATCTAAACTTGTACGGATCTCAGCCATGAAAAAAGTATAACATCATTTGAGCAGGCTGTCAATCGCGATAAATACTAGATAATTAGGATTAGATAATGCCACGTTTAAGTTTATGGCGCCCAAACAAGGGTAACGACTACAAATTCTTTGATCAGCGTATCAGTGAAATGTTTACCGTTGGTGGAGTTGATGTTAATATCCACAAATATCTGGGGCCAATCGATCAACCATTTGCCAGCAATACCGAACCCGGTACAACCGGCATTACCAGCATCCAAGATCTCTTGTTCTTAGAAAATCGCGATCGCAAATATGACACCAGCGTCTATACCATGCGAACTATCTATCGTATCAACGATAATGATTTTGACTTACAACAGTTTGGTCTATTCCTAACTGGTGATACCATGTTTGCTGTGTTCCATTTAAACGACATGATCGATACTATTGGTCGCAAGATCATGGTTGGTGATGTCATGGAGCTACCAAATTTAAAAGATTATTATCCATTAGATGATACTGTGCCTGCCGCTCTTAAACGCTACTATGTTGTTAATGATGCTACACGTGCCGCAGAAGGATTTGCTCCGACTTGGTACCCACACTTATGGCGTGTTAAACTACAACCGCTAGTAGACAGTCAAGAATACAAAGACATACTCAACAATATTGCCGCTGGGGATACTAACGGTGATGGTGTTATCGACGGTAGTGATACTCCATTGAGCCAAGTTATCAGTACCTATAACAAATATATTGATATCAATGATGCTATCGTTGCACGTGCTGAAAGTGATGTTCCTAAGAGTGGATATGATATTACAAATCTTTACACTGCTCCTGTTACGCAAGAAGGCCAACCGGGAGATCCACAAGGCATACTTGCTAGCTCTAATGCCAATGTTTCAAGCAATACCTATTCAAGTTCAAGTACTGTAACACCAAGTGATAAAGTCAAAGGTTACTTAACTAGTGATGCATTCCCACCAAACGGTGCGGCAGTTGCAGCTGGTATAGCTTATCCTACAAGTCCAGTGATAGGTGATTACTTCTTGAGATTAGATTATGTGCCTAATAGACTGTTCCGTTTCGATGGACGTCGTTGGGTTAAGATCGAAGATGGTTTACGCACTAATCTTACACCAGGTGCGACCAATACTACTCAGCGTAGCGGCTTTGTCAACAACACCGACGCCAACTATGCTAACGCACTTGTCTGGGACGCTATACGTATCTCATCAGGTGCTTACACTCCTGCGGCCAACGCACAGACATTGTCATTCACACTTGCTACTAAACAGGTAGTGACCAAGACTGCATACAGAAGTACCTATGGTGTAAAAACAAAACTAAACAGCAAGATCATTACCAATACTATTGCTAACACAGCAGGTAATATATCATTTACAGTATCTACAGCGTTAAATACCAATGATGTATTAGAATATACAATTTATGCGAATGTCACTTATCAACGTCAAAGTTTAAGTGACGCATTAAGAGCTTCAGCGGATAATTAATTATGGCAGCACTTCAACAATATTTTTATGATGCACAGATTGAGCGTTTCCTTGCTCAATTTATTCGCATGGTATCAGGATTCCAAGTAGAGTACGGTCAAGATCGTAATGGCAATACTACCTTGCAACGTGTGCCTGCTTACTATGCAGATGGTAGTCGCCAGGTAGCGCAGATACTTACTAATGCTAGTGAAAATGCTATGCCTACTGTTCCTGCTATGACTGTGTATATCAATAACATAACTTATGACAGAGACCGTGTACAAGAACCTAATTTTGTTGGCAAGATGAGTATCCGCCAACGCTACTATAACGAAGACACACAAGAATACGAAGCACGCCAGGGTAATGCGTTTAGTATCGAACGACTAATGCCCGTGCCTTATACGCTGGAATTAAAATTAGACATATGGACTAGTAATACCAAACAAAAATTACAGTTACTCGAACAACTTATCGTATTATTCAATCCAGCACTAGAAATACAATCAACAGATAATTATATTGATTGGACTAGTCTTACCGCGGTATATCTCGAATCACCAAATTGGTCTAGTCGCTCAGTGCCTATAGGGACCGAAAACCCCATAGACGTAGCTACCTTAACATTTAAATTACCTGTTTGGATTTCAGCCCCAGCCAAGGTCAAGAAACTGGGTGTGATACAGAAAATTATCGCCAGCATACACGATAGTGATGGTAATCTCAGTGAAGATGTTTACAATGATACTAACCTAATGGGCACTAGACAATATTTTACCCCATTAGATTTTGGTGTGCTATTAATAGGTAATACGCTGACACTGTTGAAATATTCAGAGTTTGAAGATCCTAGAGATCCGCCGACCGATCTGACTCCAAAACATCCTGTAACAGAAACACCAGTTAAAGTCGGAACTAGAGATACTTGGCGCAGTCTAATTAATGTTTACGGTGTGTTAGAAAATGGTGTTAGCCAAATAAGATTGCTCACAGAAGATGGAATAGCTGAGGTAGTTGGAACTGTTAGTTATCATCCAACAGATGACAGCTTACTCATTTTTAATGCAGATATAGATACATATCCTACAAATACTTTAAGTCCTATTAACGCTATTATCGATCCACGCAAGGTAGATCCAACAGGAAGTATAACAACTCCTGCGGCAGGCACCAGATACCTAATACTTCATGATATAGGAAGTTTTGATAACGCTCCCGGAACAGGACCAACAGCTTGGCAAGGTACAAGTGGTATAGATTTAATAGCTCATGCTAATGATATTATTCAATATGATGGTACTAGATGGACTGTGGTATTTGACAGCCAAGGTGCTACTAGCGTACAATACGTAAGTAATCTCAATACAGGAACACAATATAAATGGAATCTCGATCAGTGGGTGAAAAGCTGGGAAGGCGAATACAAGAACGGTCTATGGACTCTAGTCCTTTAGAAAACGTTGGAGCATTTATCTATTGTACTAAGACTCGACGTTACTTATTTTTGCTTCGCAACAGTTCTAAGTATGCAGGAACTTGGGGAGTAGTTGGGGGTAGGGTTGAACCCAATGAACAGATAATCCATAGCCTTTCAAGAGAAATTGAAGAAGAATTAGGCGGTATCATACGCGATGCCAGGATTATTCCAATAGAAAAATTTACTAGTGACAACGGCAACTTTACATATCATACTTTTATCGCGCCAGTGGATGATGAATTTGTTCCTGAATTAAATGCAGAACACAGAGGATATTGTTGGGTAAGCCTAGAAGATCATCCAAAACCACTGCATCCTGGAGTTTGGCGCACTATTAATTTTGAAGCTGTGGTTAGTAAGATAAAAACTTTAGAAAGTATATTATAGATCTGTTTCTAACACAAAATCACGGAAATTGATCTGTCTGAGATTAGTTAAAGATTTCCATGTTTCTGGTGTTGATCTTCTTCCCGTCTCGGTTACACGAACAAAATCTACGTCGTTGTATATCCTGCATAACGCGGCGATATTTGCTATCCATTTTGTATCATTTATTTCTGTATCTATGCTGTCGTAACCGTTGGTACCAGCATAGATGTTGTCATTAATCCCTGGTTGACTTTGACCGTTAAATCCCAAGAGATATATTTTTTTGTGTCCATCAAAGGCTGCTATATAGGCAGCGGTTGTGCCTGCATCTGCATATGGATCATGTGGTATCAGATAAAAGTTTTTTGGGAACTCTAAACTGATATCTACACGTGTGTAGACGATATTGTCTTTGGTGTAACCCGATTTTACTAGTTCGTCTGCTAGAATTCTATTAGTTACTACTAAAAAGTCGGGTGTATGGTCTCTGTAAAATGCGTTACAGGCATAACTTTGTAAACTATCTGCGCCTAACAAACCACTTTTTTTACTTAGTATATGTCCTATCGGCATGTCTTGCCTTCCGGTGCCATTACCAAAAATCACAGCACGATTTGATATTTGATTATTGATCACGTTATTTGGCACATATTCAGTAACCGTATCCCACTTACCACCAGTAAGTGTGCGTTCCTGAACTATATCTTCACCAGTATAATCTTTTCTATATAACTTCTTAGTTAAATTTAACATTTATTATTATCTTTATACAATATAAGTAGTTTGTACTTTAATATTAGCATTAGTACTAATACTTGGAGTATACCAGAATTTAACTGCACCACTTATAATGTTAGAACTAAATGTGCCTAGTGCGCCTGCTGGAGCAAGTACCGCGTATGTGGTTGTTAATACATTCGCAGTATCCTGTGCTAGTAACACTTCAGCACTCTCAATATTCGCACCATCCTTAACTTGTATTAAATATTTGGCAGTGCTGAAAGCTGAGGTACTGAAACTATCAAGCTCTTTAAGATTTGTACCGGGAGCATTAATAGCTGTTTGATTGTAAACAATGCTACCTTGTAATTGTAACTTATCAGTGGGTTGGTCACCGATGTTAATATTGCCTGATGATCCGCCCTTGACAGTTAGATTACCGTTGATAACTACATCATTTGTAAATGTAGCTGTACCGGTTGCACCATCAATACTTAGTCTGGTTACAGCAGAACTAGTACCTGCTGTGACATTAGCATATGGTTCGTTTGCAACATCAAATGTATTATATCCGCTACCACTAGCTAATGTAGATACTGTAGCTGTAGTAATAAGAGTTCTAGCATCAATCACATCACCGGATGCTGGTGCTTCTGTAAATGTTAGAGTAGTTCCTGTTACTGAGTAAGCAGTAGTTGGTATCTGTACCACACCGTTGATCATAACCAATGTACCGGCTGTGGTCGAAGCTGAACTTAGAGTAAAGTTAAGTTGAACACCGTTACCACTGAAATTATTTGTGGCTATAACAGTAAATTCACTACCTGCAGCCGTCCAATCACTGCCGTCATAGAATTCCAAATTGTTTGATGTATTATTAAATCGTAACATACCTGCTACGTCAACATTACCTGCGGCACCTGGACGACGAGCCGAACTACCTACTGGTATAAGTATAGCACCATCACTGTTAAATTTAACCACTGTGCCATCTTGTACTGAGGTGTTTGCACCACCAAATACGATCGCATTCTTAGCGAAATCTGCGTAGATCAAACTGTTGTTTGTACCTTGACCTAGTACATGGAATGATTCGGCTGATTGTGTGCTGTTAATGCGTGCACCTTCACCGACCCACATAGTCTTGCCAACTGCTGTGCCGCCTGCAACAATTAAAGCACCTGTTGCTAAAGATGTTGTGTCAGTTGAAGCGTTAGCCCAGATTGTACCAGTAGCCGCAAGTGTGTCTGCGTTAATTCTAGCACCTGAAATGTTGCCAAGTGTATTGATTAAACCAGTAGCATTTAATGTACCAGTGCTGACTTGGCTAGCTACCAGGTTACCAGTCGTATTAAATTGACCTGCTATCACAGTTGCAGCACTTACGTTGCCAAGTGTATTGATTAAACCAGTAGCATTTAATGTACCAGTGCTAACTTCACTTGCTACTAAATTACCAGTTGTATTGAATTGACCTGCTATCACAGTTGCAGCACTTACATTACCTGTGGTGTTAATTAAACCAGTAGCATTTAATGTACCAGTGCTGACTTGGCTAGCTACTAAATTGCCAGTTGTATTGAATTGACCTGCTATTACTGTGGCTGCTGATACATTACCTGTGGTATTGATTAAACCAGTCGAGTTAATCGCACCACCATTAACTACTGCCGCTGATATATTGCCTGTGGTGTTAATTAAACCAGTAGCATTTAATGTACCAGTACTGACTTCACTAGCTACTAAATTACCAGTCGTATTGAATTGACCTGCGATTACCGTGGCTGCACTTACATTACCTGTGGTGTTGATTAAGCCAGTTGAGTTAATTGCGGCTAACGTTGTTGTGCCTGTTACATTTAGTGCGCCTGCGTTGACCACTGCACCAGAAATGTTAGCAGTGGTATTGATAAATCCCGCTGCTGAGATCGCAGTTCCTGTAGCAGTTAATTGTAAATTACCAAGTTTTAATCCATCGTAATCTTCTGTGCCATTGAAGGTTATAACTGATGTTGGTTGAGTGTCAACATTGCTGAATAATTTCCAATAGCCATCTGAAGCATCTCGTACAAACCCTGTGTGTATTTCAATATTTGCAGCGCCGCCAGTAAAATGGCTAAAGAAACCAATGTCATAAGTATATGGGAAGGTATTAGATGCTGTTAGATATAGTAACGGGTCTGCAACTGCGATTAGTTGTTCAGTGACACCAAAGATGTTAGAAACAAAGAGATTACCACCAATCCAAACATCTTTAGCGATACTAACTCCACCTGAGACTTGCAGTGCACCAGTCGTACCTGTCGCATCTGTAGCATTTGTTGTGCTGTTTAGATCTAAAGTACTTAACGTACCTGCTGATCCTAAAATATTACCAGTTACATTTAGATAACCAGTTACGTTTTCATTACCGTTGATTTGTGAGCTACTAAATGTAGCTGCCGCACCTAATACGTTACCAGATGAGTTTACACTAGAAGCTGTTAGTGTTGTAAATGCGCCGGTGCTGGCTGCGGCGTTGCCAATTGGTGTGGCATTTAGAGCTGCAAATTGAGCTAGGCCACCAATGACATTACCACTAAATTGTGCTGTTAACCCTTGAACGACTGCACCTGTGTTACCAATTGTAACTGCGGAGATATTACTAA